GGCGCTGGTCCTGATGCTCTACCACCAAACGTTTTAAGTCTTGCACCTGCAGGTCTAACTTGAGATACATCCCACTTAGGTATTTCACCAGCCCATAAGAGTGCTAGAACTTGACGGAATCCTTTAGCCCAACCTTCTTTGCTATCCTTAACAACAACAGTAGACTCACTATCAAACAACTCAGGTATCTCTGGTAGCTTCTTTATGAACTGTCTCTCAACAGAGAAGCCTACACCAGTACCACAGAGTAATATATACATAGCTTCATCAAAAGATTTAGGATCATCTACTGGTAGGTAACTACAATTATATCCTGCTGTATTGTCACGATCTAAAGCGGGACCAGCTGTCATCATTGCCCTCATACTAGGCATTATTTCCTGACCCAGTATAGCTTGTTCAATATCTCTTACGTCTGTGTTGTCTACTATTCTATCTACCTCATCGCCCAGCGCCTTGCGAACTACGTTATCCATGTAACGCCCTACTGTTTCTCCCCAAGACTCACGCCCTTTGCCATCAAAGTACTTGGCGTAGCGTGACTTGTGTATGAATGCTTGATAGTCTGTTGGTAATTGGTTACTCATCTATTGTCTCCTGATCCTTTTATTACACCACGTGCAGCGCGGCTATTTAGTTTATACATATTCCTCTGTATTAAATCTTGTAGGTTGCTACCAAAGTAATTAGCTATAGCAATATTGTAGAACAATACATCACCACTCTCATTGAGTATAGCCTCTTCATCAAACGTACCGTCTCTTAACATACGCTTTATCTTACCGTGTAATTCTCCTACTTCCTCACACAACCCTAATAGGTTTTCCATTAGCCTATCCTCAGGTTTTGTTACAATCATACTCTCAACAAAGTCGGAATACTCTGTTGGTGTTGAGTCTATTAGATTGTTTATTGCTTCTATATCTTCTCTAGCAATCATTTTCTTTCCTTAACATTTAAATTTTCTATATTCATATCGTCCACATCATATATAACATCTGTTATTAGATCGTGGATATCTTTTTCGTGGCTATCATCATAGGCTGATAATATATTATTAGTATCTTCTACCTTAGCTACAAATGTAACATTAAACTTTTTCATGCGTTACCCTTAGTCTTAGTCCAGCGGTTAAGTAATATAACGTTATCTTTTACCTCATACCCCTCATCAGTTTCAATCAGTGCTTCAGCATATTGATCTGGAAACATTTCTTGTAGTAGGTTACCTCGTAGCTCTATGAAATCCTCCCATGCATCAGGATACGTATCTAAGAACGCTTGTGCTGAAGCCATAGTAAGAGCTTCCTCTAGTGCTGCCTTCATACCATCATGCGACTCAGCCTCACCAAATACTAAACCTGTTTTGATCTGACCTGTCCACTCACCCTCTCTAGTAACAGGATGTAATATAATAGCGATGTCGCCAGGCTTTACTTCATAGCCCATCATAACCTCCTCTTTACTTTCACACGTTGCTCTTTCATACGCTTACCTTTTTCTAGTAGCCAACCTTCTGGTATAACACGATGCGCCCACTTGAAGCCATTCTTCTCACACCAATCACAGTATCTACTCTTAGCTCCCTTATATAGCTTAGAGTTTGCGTTACTAAATACAAAACGTATATCTAGTTTAGGATGTTGCTTCTGTATTTCTACGTGCTTGCGCCGATCTCCAGAACTGAATAACCCTTTGGTCTCGATTATAATACCGTTGTCTAATTCGAAGTCTGGTGTATATGTGCGATACTTTAAATCTTCCCACTCTATCTTTAGCTTTTCATACGATACAATCTTCTGCCGTGTCTCTAAGAATGTAGCGGCCTCTAGTTCAAGGCCACTACGATAGTTTCTTCTATTGTGTTTACGAACCACTGCCATCTCCAACAAGTACGTACTCTACAAGAGGTGCTTCTTTCTTACCCTTGTATACACGTGAAGGTAATTCCTGTAGATCCCAACACTTGTGCTTGAAGTCACACCAGTGACACTTAGAGTTGAGTACTAGGTTACCACTAGGCTTCTTGAAGTATGTCTCAGGTACTGCTTCATAGCAACGCTTGAATGGTGCATCACTCTCAATGTAATCCACAGTAGATTGGATGCTATCTATTACAGCTTCCTTGTCCACCTCAGATGCGTCTACATACTTGAACTCACCGTTCCCTTTGTTGACTACCCACCAGCCACCTACATCCTTTCCTGCGGCTTCTGCATAGCCTACAAGTTGTGATACATAACCGAAGCTATCATCCTTGTTGAGTGCCTCAAAGCTTTCAAACTTATTCTTGTATGACCAAGGAGAGGCAGACTTAACATCGTCAATCTTTCCATCCATCTCCATATCATACTCACCCTTGATCTCTTGACCATTGGGTAGCTTGAGTGTGACAATCTCATTGTCTTTAAAGTCTTGGTCTACTGCACGTAGTAACCCCTTGAACACAGCCTCAACTATATCACCAAGGATCATGTTCATTAAGAAATGTGGTGGGAAAGGTCTACGATCTTCTGGATCATTCTTTTCAAACCACAACTGACAGGGTGCTTTACCAATGTTAGACATACGTAAGCGGAAGTCACCACGTGGAGGTGAGTTAAACTGTTTGTTTAACGCCGCCTCAACATCAGCGGCAACCTGCTTGGTCACCGCCTCTGTCATGTTTGCTTCACCAGCCAAAGCCTTCTGCAGAAAACTGTAGATTGCTAATTCTGCTGGGTGATTCATGGGCTTACCTCAATGAAGTCATTGTTGATAATGTCTGTTACTACAGATTCATCATCCTCAGACATAGCTTTGTCAAACCTCTCATGATACAAGTCTAAGATCTTACCATTGCTGTACTCAATAAGCTCAATGAAATCTTTTAACATCTCATTGTCACCCTCACCAAGATCAACCCTGTCACCTGATGCCGCTTTAATCTTACCAAACGTAGCACCTGCTGGGATGCTATCTTCTACACCCATAAACTTAATAGTAGACATTATAGGTAGTAAGTTCTTGCGCTTCAGAACACCTAGAACACCATTGATACTCTTTAGTGAGTCACGGTTCTTAACGTCCATAACAAAGGGTACGTCTTTATACGCAGACTTATCGAGTGATTCACCCTTCTCATTGATAGGATCATCAAGTGTTACTGTACCATAGTAAACGTTGACACGCTTAACACTACGAATAATCTGCTTAGTAATATCATCTAAAGCAGCAAAGTCCTCTATCCAACCTGAGGGTCTGCCCAAGTTGAAGCCACCTATACTGTCCTTCATGTCACCATTGAGTGAGTTAGCTAAGACAGACTTCTCCATCTCTTCTGTTTCACTATTCCAACGTTGCCACTGTTGGCGCTGGGCGAAGATACGCATAGTGACCCCATTGCTGTAGATCTTTTCGTCACCACGATTGAGGATGAAAGCACCTACTGGTATTACCTCAGTCTTACGTGTCTTACCTTCTAAGGTTTCAACCCCCATTATTGCTTGGTGCAGCATACCCATACGTGAAATAGATGGTGTTGATTCACCACCTGATGTAGACACACCCATAAGTTCTGCCATTGATTGTCCGCGTTCATTCGCGATTGATAGTTCATTGCTCATTTCTATACCTTTCTATAGATTCAAAGAGTTCCTAGTTATACATCATACGTCAACTGTGTCAAGCCAGTTTGATCCGATTTTTGCTTCAAGTAGTAATGGTACATTCATTTCTACATTATATGTTTTCTCTACAAGATCATTGATGTTGTCGTTAAGTGATTCAATAATATCAATAACTTGTTGTTCTTCGTCAGGGTGTATGTCAACTACCATACTATCGTGTACTGAATTAACCACGACAGAATTGTATGGTTGTAACAATTCGTGAAGCTCGTTCAACACAATAGGTACTATATCACCTGTAGCAAACCCTTGTACTGGGTAGTTCTTAATCATTGTAAAGTGACTTGGCATACCGTTGTCTCTGCGTCTTACATTAGGGAAAGCATACTGTCGCCCTGACTTATTAGTGATCTTCATAAAGCGTAATGCCTCGTCACCTAATTCCTTATGCCATGCAGCAATACCCTCATACTTCTCAATAAAATGTTTGTAGTAAGCGGCTTCAGCCTTAGATCTACCATATCCTGTAGCCCCGAAAAGGGGAGCAAACGTATGTGCCTTCGCTGAGGTCCTTGAGGTTTTCTGACCTGCATCTGTTATAACTTTTGCTGTGTAACTGTGTACATCAAAACCTGTGCTAATCTCTTTCATAGCCTTTTCGTCTTGAGCAAGAAACGCAGCAACTCTAAACTCAAGTTGAGCAAAGTCAGCTTCCATTATCTTGCCATTTTCCCACCGTGAAACAAAGACTTTC